TATGTTAGTAAGAAATAAGTCATCGAAAATCATAGGCATCAATGAAACGAGCATCTTGCCGGGGGATACGCAGAAGGTTCCCGAGGGGTATGAGAAAAATCCGGTTGTACTTAAGTATATCGCAAACGGGACATTTGCGGTTGTCAAGCCTGTGAAATCCGCAAAGAATGAGAAAACACAGAAGGATCCTGCAGAAGGTACAAAGAAAGCGGATGATAACCAGGGCGCCGGTGAAGAGCAGGATACAGACGGTGTCCAGGGCCAGCAGGCAGGCGCGTAGGTACCGCTTATGAAGATTGATAGTGTACGGAAGATAGCAGCCATCCTCAGAACGATTGCGCCGGAGTTCAAGGATAAGACAGATGATGACCTGAGAATCTGGATAGAACTGGCGGAACCGTATCTCAGTGAGGGAAAGTACGGTAAACTGTATCCACAGGCGATAGCGTACCTGACAGCGCATAAGATGTCGCTGAATGTGCCAGCTTCTGCCGGTACACAGGGAGAGAAGATTGATACATCTGTAAAGAATACAATGAATGTTGCTTCTTTCACGGAAGGCAGCACCAGTATCTCATTTAACAATTCTGCCGTGAGTGGCGGCGCTGCGTCGGGTGATGCGGATGCAGAATATCTTCTGACAGCATATGGACTGCAGTTCCTGGCGATCAAGAAGCGGTGTATCGTTCCGGTCATGATCGCAGGCATGAAAAGGATGTGATCGTGTGGAAAAGGTAATTGATACTCTTACGCCGGAGGGTGAGCGCTTTATGAAAGAACTGCGCGAACTGGCAGAGTTAGAAGTCAGGATAGGATATCAGAGAGAACAGGGAGCCGGAACGAATACAGATGATGATAAGCCACGAGCTGATCTTGTAGATATTGCCATGTGGAATGAGTTGGGGACGGTAAACAGTCCTTCCCGTCCTTTTATGCGTGACAGTGTGGATAAGCGTATGCAGGAGATCAGTCAGATGGTCGCGGCACAGAAGGATGCATTGTTGGAAGGTGCTACAGCAAAAGATATCATGAATACGATCGGCCTTTTTCAGCAGGATCTTATTCAGACGGAAATAGAACAGGGTGATTTTGTAGCAAATGCACCAGCAACGATCAAAAGGAAAGGCTCTGACAAGCCGCTGGTCGATACCGGCACAATGAAGAATTCTGTGCACTACTATATCGTAAAGAAAGGGAGTATGGACTGATGGTACTGGATATATTTAAGAAACCGTATACGCTGCGCCGTTTTGAAAAGACGCAGCTTGTGAAGGGATATTCCCGTGCAAGATATTATGACAGCATGGTAAAGCTGAATGTGCAGCCGCTCTCTATGTCCGAACTGGTCACGCTCCCGGACGGCATCCGGCGATCAAAAAATATCAGGGCGATCGGACATGTACAGATCAGGACGGCGGATGACAGGGCCGGCACTCTGGCAGACAGGATCTTTTACAACGGCGAATGGTATGAATGCACCGGAGCGGACATCTGGGGGAATACTCCGGTAGGGCAGACAGAAGCAGTATTCGGCCTTGTCCCGCCCGTAGAGGCGGGAGGTATCCTTCTTGCGCCAGTGGATGTCAGTGGGAAAGAAGAGGGCAGCGAGACAGGAGGCTGGACATGACTTTATCAGAGTTCATGGAATCCATAGGGAATCTGATATCCGGTTGCTTCTCAGACGCATGTGTCTTATGGGCAGAACAGTATAATGCAATACATCCGCTCCCGCAGGTAACGATGAAGCTGAAAGACATGTCAACGCCGAGGCACACTGTGCACAAGGTAAAGGAAGGTATCATCAGCGCATATTATGAATGCACAAAGATTCTTGAAGTGAACATGTATTCAAACAGCGTATCGGGAGAAAATGGGGAGATCGTAACACTGGAGAATCCGGCAGTGGATGAACTGGCTATGTTTCTTTTATTCCTGCAGTCAGAAGTTGGGATAGACAGGATGTATGCAGCGAATATATGCATAGAGGGCATGGGACCTGTACGCGATCTTTCAGAACTTGATAGGACACATTATAGATACCGCGCAATGCAGGAATATACAGTGCGGTTCATGCTGGAATATAAGGAGGGCAGCGCGTCGGTGCATGTACCGTTTGCAGAAGAAGGCTGGGAGCCTGTCAGGGAACCAATCGGATATTTTGAAGAGGTGGAAATAGAAACGGAGGATATTTATGAGTGAAATTTTAGATAGGATCGTCAACTGTGACATATCCATTGAAAAGCCGGTGATGGACAGCGCAAGTTTTGGGACGATCCTTATCATCGGCGACGCGCCGCCTGATGGTGGAAAGGATCTGAAGCCGGTAGATAAATATGCATCGTTGGCAGAGGTCACGGATGCAGGATGGAAAGAAGGCACAGAGATCTATAAGGCTGCAAGGGCGGCATTCTTGCAGGAACATAAACCGGAACTGATCTATATCGCAGTCCGGCAGGAAAGGGCCGCAGAAGGTGACAACGGGGAGGACGTCAAGGAAGAGGATACAGAAGCGAAGACGAAGGAGACTTCCGCAGGAACCGGAATCGGTTTGGAAAAGTTTTCCGATACTGTCAAGAGAGTACTCGCTATGTCTGGATGGTATGGTCTTGCGTTAGCTGGAGCAGACACAGCCGACTATGACGAGGTAGCGTATATCATCGAGAGTGCTGAAAAATTGTTTGTTTTTTCTGTGCAGTCGAAAGAACTTCCTATTCCGCTCAGTAGGACGGATTATCTGCGCACAGCTGTGATATATTCTGGCTCTGCAGACGAATATGCCCATGTGGCCTTGCTCACGGAATGCTTTTCTTATGCGGCCGGCAGTGAGACATGGGCGTATAAGACGTTATCCGGTGTCAGCGCATCAGAACTGACAACGCGGGAAATGGGAAGATTTGATGAAGCGAACGTGAACTATTACGTTACCTGTGCGAATAAGGATATCACCTTGCAGGGGAAAGTGACCGGCGGTGAGTGGATAGACGTGATCCGGTTCCGTGACTGGCTGAAAAACGAGATGCAGCTGCGGATCTTTGCGTTATTTGTCAAGTATCCGAAGATTCCCTATCTTGATGCCGGCATAACGCTTGTTGAGAATCAGATGCGGGCGACACTGCAGGATGGTCAGGAGGCCGGCGGCATTGCCGTGACGGAGTTTGACGAAAACGAGGAACCGGTGGAAGGGTTTACCGTTACGGTTCCGAAAGCAGCGTCATTGAGCAGTGCGCAGCGGGCATCACGGAAACTGCGTGGATGCAGCTATACTGCAAGACTCGCGGGCGCTATCCATGCAGTTGAAATAAAGGGCAATTTAGTATTTTAATAAAGGAGGATGACGTAAGATGGATGGTGTTATGACATATAACAGTTCGAAGGTCAAGATTGCTCTCGGGACACATGCTGTCACGGGGTATGCGGAAGATTCCTTTGTTGTCATTGAGCCTATCAGCGGCGGCGTCACATCAAAGTCAGGATGTGACGGTGAGACTGTGCGGTCGGTAGATCCGAATGAAAGGTTTACCGTAAAACTGGCATTGTTAGCAAGTTCACCAACGCATAAGTTTCTGCTGAACAAATACAGGCAGGATAAGCAGGACGGTTCTGGTATCTTCCCGATCCTGATCAATGACCTCACAGGGAATGAAAAGTTTTCCGCAAGTAAGGCATGGGTGACAAAGCTCCCAGCCAAAACGAATGGTATGCAGTCAAATAACAAAGAATGGACGCTTGAGACTGGGCAGGCTGCTACGGCGTATGAATAAAGGAATGAGATACAATAGACAGGTCGCAATGGAGGAGAGTAAGAAAACAGGTGGATATGAAGTGTATAGAACATAGAAAAAAACAACCGGACATGGAGGAATTTAAAAGAGTGATGAAGCCAGCAGTTGAGTGGTTACAGAAGAACGGATGTCCACATGATAGTGTAATCATCAAATCTGGTAGTGCAGAACTTGTCAGTATGGAAATTGGATTTACTGTAGGGATACCAGATTAAGGAGAATGATGCATGAAGCAGGAGGAGTAGAACATGAACGAAGCAAGGAATATCGTAAAGATGATGCAGCCGACAGAACAGAAGATTGGCGGGAATACATTTTATATTTATCCGCTTCCGGCATTTACAGCTGCAAACCTGAGCGCTGATGTGATTAGCCTGCTTGCGCCGCTGGTGGGCGGTATTGCAGGTGCGCTTGGATCTGGTAGCCAGGGTGATGCAATGGGAGAAGGCAAAGGCTTAATGGATATGGATGTCAGCGAAGCAGCCCCACATATAGCAGGGGCTTTTTCTTCGCTTTCCGCAGACAAGACAGAGAGGCTTCTGCGGAATTTGCTAATGAATAAAAACGTCGTCGTAAAACAGGAAGGGAGTCCGGATGTGGATTATCTGACAGAAGATAAATGCAATGAGATCTTCTGTGGAAATGTGCAGAACATGTTTATTCTTGCATTCCATGTGATCAAGGTGAATTTTGGCGATTTTTTCGAGAGTCTCGGGAGCCGATCTGGCAGTGTGAAGACTGCAGTGATGGGTCTGGTATCTCCCGGTATGGCACCCTTGACGTAAACCGGTTCTGTGAACTGGAACTGAGAATGTACATTCTGATAAAAGCAAGGCTGGCAAGCATGGAAGAACTAAAGACCTGCTATACGCTTGGGGAGGCATTGAAACTGTACGCGCTCTACAGCATGGATCTGGATATCGAACGGATGAAGATGGAAGAGATGAATGAAAGGGGGAAGGGCCGTTGACGCTACGTGATATAG